AGATTGGGAGAGTAAGAGTGCGTACCTTCTAAGGTACACTTCCTCAGTGTCTGTGTTGGTTACAAAGGTTGTGCCAGTGTGGTGAATGTATAACTCTCCCAAATCCTCGCCCAGCTTTAAAGGAGGTCTTAGTACACGCCATCCACCCCTAGGTCTGACACGTTTACCGAAATCTTTCTGAATCATGTTTACTATTAGCTTAGATACTCCAACGTCTAGTGGGTTGTCTGAGTAATTCATCCCGCCTGTGAATGCACTTTCAGTTACTACTTTACGTTGAGTACGTTCGTATTGTTTATACTTATGGGATGATAGACCAGCCATCTACACTTATCCCCCTTTCCCCATCCTCTAAATCTTTAGCCATTACTAAAGCAGTGAGGTCGGTTGCTTGGTACTCTATAGGAACAGCGTTGAAGTAATCCCTCATCATAACAAACAGTCCTCTGTCATAATCCATGAGGTATTGTGGAGCTGTAGATATACCTTCTTCATCTGACGTGAAGTAATACCACGCTGCTCCTACACACACTACTGAACGTATATACTTATCAGGAAAGTAATCGTACTCTGCTTTACCGTCAGGTATCTCTGAGAATGCAGGGAAGGTGCTATTGAGTTGGGAGTTGATGTCATCTATAGTTCTATCTAGATGGTCTACTAATTGACTATACGGTAGACGTTCACCAGCTAATAATTTGTTTACTCTTTTAGCTATATCATTGAGTTTCATAAATCACCTCTCCTATAAAAAGGGAGACAGAATCTCTGCCTCCCCTTTGAGTTATCGGAATAGTTTTAGCTCGCCGGGTGAACGTTCAAAGTTCTGTTGCACGTCTGCCATTCTGTTTAGGCGTTTAAACTTTTCGTCTGCTGCTGCGATTCTATTCCTGATTTCCATTGCATATGAGTACGGTACCTTGTAAGTTCTTCCATCAACAGGTACATTGATTCTTACTCCGTTTAATATTACTGGTAAGTTTCTACTGAACTCTCCAGCGTATAACGGTGATATACTCACTTCAACTAACTTCTCATTCTTATATTGGGTAGCCATCTTCTGCTGTACAGCTTTTTCATTTACTCTTTCCAATGCTACCTCAGCAGTCTTCTCTGCTGGTTTAGTTTTTGCTGCCATCTAGTTTCCTCCTATCTTATAGGTTTGCTTGAGTAGGTATACACATGTAGTCTACAATTGCTTCAAGTCTAGTTGAGCCGTATCCTACTGAGTTAATCTTAAATCCAATAGATTGTCTTTGGTCTATTGGGTCTAACACTCCTGCTGAACCTAGTGGTTTTGCGTACATTTTAGCGTTCTGCTCTCCTGCTAATCCTGTTCTAGTTAAGGCATCTTTACCTACAACTAGGATGTGATGTACCTTTAACTCATTCCAACCTTCAGGTAATGTAAATACGTCTTGGTCTGGAATATAAGAAGCGTCTTGTCCAGTTCTGCTATCTTTAACATAACCAGATACTCTTTCGTATACACCTGCATCATCTTCAGTGAAGATTCTGTACACGTAGTTAGCTTCGTCCTTAGTATCAGCCCAAGGTTGTCCAGCATCTGCTTCTTCATATTCCTTGTAAGCTATTACTGATTTCTTTCCATTTATGTCTATGAATCTTGAACTGTCAGGACATACCATAGTTTCTTTGAAGTCCATTCCAAAGATAGGTATTAATGTAGATATGCCGTCCATCATACCAGCAGTAGTCTGGTTGATTGACATATACTTCTCTATATATGGGTCATCTAACATATCAAATACAAACTCAGGTGAAGTTATAACTGTGTAGTTAGTTCCTCTAGGTTTTACTAGCTGTCTCTTTAATGACAATACTATTAATCTAAGGTCTGAAAGTTTTGGTTTACCAGTGGCAATTCTCATTTCAGTAATGTTCTTTGCTCCACCTGCATAGAATCTTTGAGCCTTAGACAATAGTTCTTCTCTTGCTAATAAGTCTAGAGTTTCTATAGCTACTATAGAATACTCTGCTGCATAGTGTGCTACTATTGGGTCCACTGCTGCAAAGTCTACTCTGTCAGTGAACTCCATGTATCTACCATAACTTGATGCTTGCATCTCATACTTCTCTACCGAACCTTTATCTGATACTGGTGGTATACCTTCAGCTAAAGGAACTGTGTGTGCTTGTAATGGTGCCCATCTTCTAACTGTAAGCTTATCTGCTTTCTCTTGAAGTGGAGACTCGTCAGCTAGCTGGTGATAAATGTAGTTAGCTGAATCAATTCTTATTGTATCTAATAATTGCTTAGTATAGAAAACCTCTGGGTTAACTACACCTTTACCATGTTTGTTAACTAATTCTATGTGGCTGTTTATTGCTGACATCGGTTGTAATGCGTTTAAATCTGCCATTCGTTCCCTCCTTGAATTCTTTTAATTTTATTTTCCATCCAACAAATCATTCAAGGCACTTACGTTATCTACTTTCGTTTCTGGTCCTGCTGGCTTACCCTTAGCTTTTGTAGGAGTTGTACTCTTTTCATCAGCCATAGTTGATTTCCTAAGAGCTTCTTCAACAGCTTGCTGGATTCTTTTCTGTTCTATTGCTTGTCTGTTTCTTTTATAGTATTCATACTCTATGTCTATGTCAGGGTTCTCTATTAAATTAATACCTGCATCGTCAAGCTCTTTTGCAAATGCAATTAATTCTTTATCGTCCAAACCAAACTGTTCTTTAACTCCCATGAACTTCTCTCTAGCAGTTACTTGGTTCTGTTGATGCTGTACTATAGCTAACTGTTCTTTAGTAGCGTTCAATTCTTTGTAAAGCTCAACAGGAACATTAGCGTCTTTAGCTAACTTTGCTTGTGCCATTTCGATTAATGCATTGCCTAGCTTACTAGGGTCACCTTCTTGTATCCCCAATGCTTTAGCAAGTTCTTTGATAGTTCTTTCATACTGAGTTTTCTCTGCACGTAGTTTTGCAAACGCAGCATTCTGTGCAGCCTTTTGCTTTTCACCCTCACCTTCAGACTCAGTTCCTTCAGGTGATTCAAGATTGTCTGGACCCCCTCCTTCTGGCGCATCACTATCTGCTCCATCATCAGCAACAGCTTGTCCGTCTGTTGCAGTCGATTGCCCATTGGTGTCTAAGTCTTTCTCATCTTTTTCTTCTGGGTCAGTGTTAGTGGTATTGCCATCTAACAAACTGTCCAATGCACTAATATCAAATGCTCCGTCTGAGAACCTTTGAAGATTAAGTGGTAAGTTAAATCCTTTAGTTTCCATCTGCTGATTTCTCCTTTTATCATCGTACACAGCGAAGTACGTGACATGTACTCGTAGAGTAGGCTACGGACCTTTGCCAGTATAGTAGCATATTATGGTAATGTTGTCAACTAATTTATGTTAAAAGTCCACAGGAATTGGAGGTTCTTCCATACTTTGCTCTGGAGGTTCTTGTCCTGTTGCTCCAAACGGTGACGGCTGTCCTGTTTGCATAGCATCTGCTGTAGCTAACAGCGCATCTTCAGGTTTCATTCCTGTGTCTAATAGTTCTGCGTATTGGAATATTACCTTAGCAACTTTATCTACATAATCTCTTGAACGTTCTATACCCATTCTCTCTAACATATACTCTTGCATTGGTAAGTCTTGCATCATCAACCATTCTTCAGGTGTCATTAATGATACGCCTTGCTGTCCTTCTGCATTGTATTGCATTTGTTTTTCCATTATTACATTAGCCACTTGCGCTATACGTTGCTTGTTCTTTGGTAAGTGCGCTGAGATGTTTAATGAATAATCAAATACTGTATCGTCTTTTAACTCTGAGAAGTCTACTGATATATTTCTATATTGTTTAGTCTTTGAATCTTTAAGGAAGTAACTTCTCTTGTTACCAAAACTTCTCAGGTTACCTAGGACAAGCTTAGTTAATCTAGTTGTGTAATGTTCATAGTTAACTATCTTAGGCTGGTCAACTAATGTAGCTTGGTCTAACATCTGCTCTATTCCACCAGTGGTTAAGATTGAACCTGTGTCTTTCCCTGTGTAACTTCCATCTACCCCAGATATAAGTTGAACATCTTGCATAATAGTTCCTAATGTAGAGATAGCTGACTGAGATACTTGTGGGAACTGGTGGTAGTGTACAGCTTTTGACGCATCCCCTTGTACTATGAATGTGTAATCAGAGTCTGCTCCATGCTGAACGAAGTCTCTTAGGTTTATTTGTGATTGGTTGTTAACAAATCTTGGTGGCTTTTGATTCTTAACCTCTGCTGTAAGAATAATTGAGTTCATTAAGTTGTACGCTATTGAGTTTGCAAATATCTTTGATGGTTCAGACGTACCAACTACATCACCTGCTGGTATGTTGCAGTACAGTTCTGCGAATGGGAAGATAGAAGGTTTAATATCTTCCTTAACATACAGCACAAACTCTGAGTCTATGGTATGAATCTCATGCACCTTACCATCTTTCTGTACCCAATGTATAACAACTCTGAAATAGTTCTTAGCAGGTCTATTAGGTTGGTCAGTCATAGGTTTAATTGTGTCTTTAGGTGTAGCTCCGTTGTGAGTGTTAAGGTATTCTTTGAAGTTTGCATAGTTCTTGTTCCTAAGTATAACATTCTTGTGGTATTCGTCCCACGTCATACAGTATGCTGAGGTATCTAAGTCTATTGCGTATGGGTCACGCATGAATTTCAATGGGTCAATGTTCTTAAATGTAGGTGAACCTTTAGTGAATGTGTCTTCAGTACCTCTAATGATGGAGTTATCCCAGCCTACCTGTGTAATCCCTAGGTTTAGTAGGGCTGCTCTCTCACCTGCAAGCATCTGGTAGTACGGAACTTGCTGAGTATCCCAGATATGCTCTAGCATTATGTTAATATGTCGTACAATCTCTTGGTCATGCTCTGATGTTGGTGATAAATGTGCTGACCTACCTACAGAATACAGAGATGCTAAGAGATTTGACTTGATATATGACACGTGGTTGGTGTCAGGCAGCACTTGGTACTTAGGAAACTTAGCGTTAATAGCTTTCCATAGCTTACCTCTGTCAGTTGCGTCTAGTATCTGCGCTCTTTTGAACGCTGGTTGATAGGCTGAGTATGCTTCTGTCCAATTTTCCTTCAACTGTTCGATGGTTATACCATCAGGCATCTTAATTTTATCTTTCAATATTGTCACCTCCTGTTATATCATATAGTGATTCGTTTAATGTTGATACTAAGTCATCTAGTGTTGGTGGTAAATCTTCATTAAGCTTCTTAATGTCCACAGGCGTTGTGGATTCTGTGGATAAGTCCTGTTGTTCGACAGTAATAATCTTATGAAACGTAAACGTTGGTGGTTTTACTGTCAGGATTACTGTGCATAACACCAATGCAATGGATAAATAAAGCATACTTGTCCTCCTTTTTAATAGTTTACGAATATATATCAAAGTAAATTGGCTGCTCTTGCTGTGTTGTTGGTGTTGTGTCTGCTAGTTGCCAGCCATAATTGTGTGGTGTTGGTAATGTCTCGTATGAATTTGCTGAATAAGAACCAAACTGTAGCTTGGATGGGTCTGCTGGTAGCGCCATGCATATCCATTCTAACGGATTCACTGAGTGATTGTTCTTATCTTCTGGCTTATCGTGGTTAACTTTCGATGAAAGAGTTCTTTCAGGGAACTTATAGTTTTGAATTTCCTCAATAAGTTCAAAACAGTTATCCATAATCTTTAGCTTACCTGATTCTAAGTATGTGTTTACCCTGAAGATACGTGCATCTAGCTGAATGTGTCCCGGTTGAAACGCTATCCCATAGTCAAGGAAGTGGTCGTAAAGAGTTTTCTTATTGTAATCTCTCTTGGCTCCTGACTTAGGGTCTAGTATCGGCTGTGTGTATAGCCCTCCGTAAGGTATGTCTTCTACGAATTCAAAGTATTGTCTGGATAAGTCCTCGATGTTCTTGTTGTTTGTCGCCTCATTCTTATAGATGTATACAATTCCTTTTGGGTCTATGGCTGCTGCAAGGTATGTGAACTTGTCTGATAGTCCGTAGTCACACGCTACTATACGCTTCCAGTGCTTAGGAGGTGTGAAGTGAGGCACGATTGCCTTTGTTGCTGCTGGATAAACTAATCCTTCTGCATACATAAACGAACCATAGATAAACTTCTGCACCCACCACGAAGGTTTGTTTGCTGTAAGTTCTTCAATGAAGTTAGGTGGTAGGAATTTATTAGAGTCCGTTGATGCTATGTGCACTGATATGTTAGGGTCAGGCGTTAATGATGGTGGATGTTGCTCTACTGTTGACCCATATGTGTGTATGTTTGCTGCGTTTAGGAGTACATCTGAACGTATCCAACCTGCACCCGGGTTTGTTTCTATGATTCCTCTACGCCAGTCATAGTGGTCAGTAAATGCTGCGTGGTTCCTGAGTCTAGTCTTTAGCTGGTGAAACGTATCTGGGTTTACCTCAGATGCCTCGACTATGAGAAACATAGATAAGTTTAAGGAACGTAGTTTGTCCGGGTCATCAAATGGTCTGAACAGTATACGTGCTCCGTTAACTAAGTCAATGTAAGACTTCTGAACTGAGACTGACTGAACAAGTGCTTTAGGAAAGTCATTCTCTATATCCCTCTTAATAGTCTGCTCGTACTGTGATGTTACCTTTGCTCCTATCAATACATTAGCATTAGGCGTGATAAGAACATGTCGGTATAACTCTTGTCTAGAGGTTAGAGTTTTTCCGGTTCCGTATCCTCCAGCATTCATCAGGTATAGCGTTGGGTCTTGATGGACGCTGAGTTGATGGGGCTGTGGTTTGTACGTGTTAATCAAGGTATTACACTTAGTGCACTCCAACCAGAACTCAGAGGGATTCCCTGAGATGGTGTCAGCTGGAGCCATCGGTGATTGACATGTTGGACATTTAAAGTCTATTGTTCGCACTCATCATCATCCTTACTCATATACTTTGGTAGTAAGTCTAACTCTGCTTGGAAAATTGCTTCTTCTGTTATATCAGGTCTAAGGTCAATCTCAGGTGCGAACTGAGCTAGCACAGTGGATGCTGCTTGATTGAATGAGTTAAATAGTAATTGTTTTACATCTTGCTTATGCTGTTTAGGTGCGTGGTGTGTTGTTGAGTTCATCATTGCTAAGACAGCAGAAAGCGTTAGGTCTAGCATCGTTGGGAAGTCTATTGCCTCTGATGCTGTTACTGCTAATTGATTGTCGTCCTTTAGGGTGATAGTAATTTGTTTCATTATATCCCTCCTTTTGCCAGTATTATAGCATAGGGACAAGTTAAATGCTACTTTTATTTTGGGTGAATTTAATTATAAATTACTAGAAAAGAAAAAGAACAAGAGGAGGTTTATATTATATATATAATATATAAAGGTAAATATATGCAATTTAAAACCCACCCCCTACATCGACCCACGCACTCCAAGTGTTCATGCTGGTGGGCTTTAGTAAATTATCTAGAGTCCATACAATAATACAAAGGAGGATAGAGGTACAACACTAGAGGACTCTGATAGTTTACAAGCACAACCAAAGAACAAATAAAATAATAAACTATTGGAGGAATTTAAAATGACAAATCAAAACACAAAAGAATTAAGACATGTATCACAAATGGAATGGGTAGACACTAACCAACCAAAAGCAACAGCATATGTAATCTACAAACACGACATCAATGAGTACAACTACAAAACATTAATGGCTAAAGAAGAAGACGGAGCATACGAACACAACAGCTTATTAATGAAGATGGCAAACATATTAGCAGTTGGTGGTACTATCCAAATGACAGATGGAAAGAAAAACATTGAGTGTAAACTAGAAGACACTGAGTTAGTAGAGATGTTCCAGTTAGCACAACTAGAGTATCTAATGACTAAGTACAAAAAGGTAACAGGCTTCTATGCTAAGTTAGCTTGGGAATACTTTGCTAACAGATTAGATGCAATCAAGTTCTTCGAGAGTGAGGACTGGAAGAATACGAAAGCAACTAAACTAAATAAGATGTTCGCACTAGATGCATTGCTACCAGCACTAGCAGAGTTCGCTCAAGAAAAAGAAATCCAAATCATGTCTATCCAAGAACAAAAGAGACAAGCAGCTATCTGGACACAAGCAGCAAAGATAGGAGTATTCAGAAAGCACATACTACAAGACCTACCAAACCAAGACGTTACAACTCCACTACAACCAGTAGTAGATGTAAAGGTAGAGTATGGAGAATCAGGACCATACCTAGGAAAAGGTAGAGGATACTTCTCAACACTAGCAGACCAGATAGAAGCTAAGGTAGTAAACACTTGGCTATATAATCACCTTGAGTTCAGAGTTCAAACACTAGATGAGAAACTAGAAGAACTACAAGAACTAAGAACTTGGTTCAACGACTACAGCAATATGGTAAGACAAGGCAGACAACACATAGATGCAGAGTCTATAGCTAAGTATGACAGACTAGAACAACTAGAGTTTGAAGTAGGACTAGCATTAGATTCAGTATCACTTGAAGCAACAGTATTAAAATAAACCATCAGCATGAACACTGATGTAGTATTAGGGAGTCCCATCGTAGGGATTCCCTTTCTACATCTATATAAATTAATCCATCTCTTCCCCTCCCATATCTTCCCAATAACTTTGTTAAACACATATCAATCTTTTACATAATTAGGTAATTCTAAAAATAACATGTATAATATTTTTGTATAAAATCCTTACCCTCCCCAATCTCTCTTCCGAATAAAATACCCCTAGAATACAATAATCT